CACATAAGCTGTATAATATTCCAATGTAACAAGATACAAATCAATAATATTTGTACTGCCGGGATCAATTAAATTGCTTAATGCGCTGTTATGTCTATATTGAAAATATAAACTTTGTCTTCCAACTTGTGCTTGCCACCCAGAAGTAAGTGTTAATGCTCTAGCACCTTGAAGTGTTAATGTTAATGTATAAAAAGTGTTTTCTTGATAGGCATAAAATATTTGGCCAGTCACATATTCTTCTTTAACTTGCTCAATAGCGGCCAATGTTGGATAAATGCTCACTACCAAACCTGCTGGTTGTAAAAGATATCTTTGTAAATTGTCAAAGTCCGTAGTAAGTTGAAAAAATACCCATGGAGTTGTACTTGTAAATGTAGTATTGCTTGGCGAAATTCCTGTAATTTCAACAAAGAAATCAGGATCATCCGGAATACCATCATTATTAAAATCTTCATACCCTACTAATACTTGATAGTCGTCAACTAATCCATCACTAAGTACAGGTTGACCAATTATTTTAAGTGATATATTAGTCAACAGTGGTTGATTGCTGTTAGGTTGACTATTTACTTTTAATACTTTGACAAAATCTGAAATCACAGTACCAGTACGGCTGTCATATATAGCTTGGGCAGTATCAAAAAAGAAACGAACTTCTAATACACTTCCGTAATAATAATCGAGACTGCGTGAAACTATGGTATATTGATTGCCGTCAAATGTTGCTTGAATTAACCAACTTGCGTCAAGATTAGATCCAGATGTGTTACCAGCATACTGCTGACTCCAACTGGCTCCTACATTAAGATTAGTGGCGGTAATCACATACCATGAATACGGAGTACCAGTAATTGCCCCTGTACTATCGTATCCCAAACCAAAATTAGCTTTTAAATATATTTGATTATAAATTGTTTTTTTGACCTCAGTACTAAAACTAGTTACAAGTAATGGTATAACCTCTACTGCTATTGCCCCTGTAGGAACATATGTGTTGAGTACTACCGGGCCAAGCCCAGATGGTAAATTTCCTGCGCCACCGTTGGTGCCATCAGTGATTACTGCTGTAGGAGAAGCCCAAATAATTAAATGATCCCCATCATGTACTGGCAGTCCCGGCTGTATTTCATTGTTAGAGTCAAAGTAATAACCTGAAGGAGGAATAAATTTAACCAAAGAACCTTCAGTAATATATTGAGCAGCATTACTGGCATATCCTTGTCCTATAGGAACAGGAGTTCCTAAACTATTTTGAAAATATCCCGTAGTTTCATTAACAATAGTGGTACTTTCGTGCCAAGAATAATTTAATGATGCTAATGATGGGCGCGGGAAATAAGCATAATAAAATTGTCTTAATGTTTGCTGAATTAAAATAGGAGTTATGTCATTAAGAATAACATTGTTGATGTCATTAGTTGTTTGCCATATAAATGTAAAAGCAGGAGTTGTGTTTATATACCACAATGCTCCGTCATCACCAAATATATTTGTTGACGAATATTTTCCTGTTGGATCAACTAAATCAAGATAACGACTTGTTCCTATAGAACTACGATTTACTGCTGAACTTTTTAAAATAGAGTTATATGTTGTAAACGGAAAATTAGTATAGTCTTCTCCATTAACCATACGATTTTGCGTATAATATCGAGCCGGAGCACGTTCTTTAATTTGATCAATTGTTTCGCGTGGAGTAGCATTAGTTACAGGATTAGTAAGTCCGCAAGTAAATGTAATAGTTTCTATATTTCCACTTCGACTAACATATGAAATGGGAATCTGAACTGATTGCATTTCTTCTGGATTGATAATATATTGTAATCCATTTGAAGCACGAACATAAGTTCTAAACTGTCCCACTGGAATAGTTGCAAACACATTATCACCAAACACTAACGTTATTTGATCATTAGTGCGGCTGGTTACCGAATAGGCATTTTGTAGCGTGGGTGAATTTTGTTCGACTGCCGCGGTATATACCGAAGACACTTTTTTCCATATTTGTTGAACTGCTCCCACATTATCAAGCTGATATAACCAAACATCTTCGTTATTAACCCCTTCAATATTAATATTAACAGTACGATTAGAAACTTGCTCTACTAAGTTGAAATCTTGATTTTGTAATACACCTTGCTTAAACAAAAAGAAAAATCCTGTGTTGGCAGATTGATATCCTAATTGGTCATTGCGGAACAATACATTAAAATTTCCATTAGGCAACGGAGGAGGTTCATAGATATAAGTTTCTCCCGCAGATGTGGCATTTACCACTTCAAATGGCATACTAATACCATTAACAAGACTTGTATAAGGAATAACCGGCAAATAACCTGGAACTAAATTAACAGTATATTCTTGTGTATCTACTCCAAGAATTACTTGATCGTTTCCAGGATGCCCAATAGATTGTGTATTAACTAAGCTGGCATTAATAATAGCAATAAATTGTTCTTGCCAATCAAAATTGCTGGGGTCAGCCCAATTTACAGTAATATTAGCAAGATTCGCACCATTATAATCAGTTACATTTTCTGTTGTGGATACTGACAATACTTTAATATATCCTGATGCTTCTGTATTTCTTTGAGGAGCATACGAAATTAAATTTGCTAATTTAATTACAGAATCACGACGTTCTGCTGTATCAATATAATTTTCGCGTGTGTTTAAGTCTGATCGAAATGCCAATGCTTGACCCATAAAAGCCATAACATCAAGCAATGCTATAAATTCAGAAGATTCAATGTAATCATTAAAAGTTTCTGGGTAATATTGGCGCAGATAATCTATAAAAGATTTACGAAGCGTTTCAAAATCATAACTTTGAAAATCGCCCTGACTATAAGTTTGATAGATTCTTTTCCAATCTTCAACTCCAAATAGTACGGTTTGTCTTGTTGTAGTAGCCATGGTTCTTCCAGTGTTATAACTATTTATGCCTGATATAAACTGGGTATTTTAACCATTAAATATAACTAGCACTACGTTGTTGTTCATTAAAAAATATAGATAACCGTTGTGCATCAGTAGTTGCTACAGTTTGCAGCTTAATTTCAACTAATATGCCATTTTCTTGCGGGTACAAATAAATGTTGTCAACATATATCCTGGGGTCGCCGCCGCAAACACGTTGTATTTCGTTGTAAATAGCAGTTTCTGTTTCAGGCAACTGATTTTCAAACAGATAATTCCAAATTAATGTGCCATAATTTGGACGTCCTACTAATTCGCCTTGTCTAATATTAAAAGCGTTTAGTAAGTCTATTTTTATAAGGGCAAAATCTACTGCTGTAAAATTTTTATTTTGTCCTATAGTATTAAATCCAATAAAAGTTGCCATTAAAATATTTATCCAAAAAGATTCTTGACCGACGATTGCGCTTGATTGGCTAGCCCTGTTGCGGCCGATTGAGCTTGCCCAATTAAGGCTTGTCCTTGCCCTATTGCTTCCGAAACTGCTGATTGTGCTTGGGCCAAAAATGCTTTGGCCTGTGCAATGTCTGCCGCTATACCTAAACTTTCTGCTGATGGTATTTCATATGTTGGAGGGGATATTTTATCAGCTCCGATAACTCTTGTTACAGCAGCATCTACTGTAGCTCGATTAACTGTATTTGTAAATCCAGCTGCTGGCTGAACCCCTGATATCAAACCTGATAAATTAGTATCAGCAAAATCAATAGCGGATTGAACTGATTTTCCTAAAGTATCTAAGGCACTAGACACTGATCCTGCTAATCCGTCGGCAGCTCCTGTTACCGTATCAGCAAGATTGGTAACAGCATCAAGCGCAGCCGTAGATATTCCCCCGGCAGCGTTGCTAAAATTATCACCAAGACTAGTAAGTGAATTTGCTCCTTGCGCCCATAATGCTGTAGCGGCGTCGCCGTATTTGCTACCATTAGCAACTAACGCACCGATGTCACCGTTGACCGCAGTAGTAATTGATGATGCTGCGCTGGCTACATCGCCTCCAGTCAACCCCGAAGCTAGTCCTGTAAGCTGACTTACAGAATTACCTGTTGCTGCTTGAATGTTTGCCAGCATAGATGTGTTAAATCCAACCGCTCCCGATGACAAACTCGATAATCCTGCGTTAAAAGAAGCTACCGCATCAGAGCCAAGATTAGAAATCGCTGCAGGAACTGTTCCGGTAGTAACTGTTGATAAATTTGTTCCGGTATCAAGGACTTGATTTATTTGATTTTGTGTATAGATTGGTGTTCCATCAGCTGTTGTGGCCATTATATTGATCCTGTTGGGTTGGTTAATAAAGATAATACAGAAGCAGATACTAAACTTCCAGTATTGCTATATACCTGCCCCGTACTTATTGACGGGGTAGTTACAGTAGGAATTGAAGGAACAATTATTCCTAAAGAGACGTAAGTATTATAACTTTGAATCATTAAACTTTCTTGAATTTGATTTTGTATAGGCAAATTATTTAATATATCACTTACACTGGTTACCGCATTTAAGCCCGTCCATGGTGTTGGAGATTCCATAAATGAAACAAAATTATTTGGGTTGGCAAAAGTAGCAGGATTAATAGGACAATATTGTTGAGAATATCCAGGTTTAATGTATCCAGCTTTTTCAAGTTGTTGTGAATTAAATCCATATTTTCCAACCCCTTTTGCTTGAGTAATCACATTATACGCCTGTCCCACCGTTGATGCTATTTGTGCCATTACTGCTTGTGTTTGTGCCGCAGATAATTGTCCAACACCTGTGGATCCTTGACTAAAATTTCCAGCAGGAGTAACGGAAGGATTAGCAGGAGTTGGAACACTGGCAACTTGCAAATAATTTGCTGAATTAATAGCATTTGCTACTGGTACCGTTGATAAATTTGGAAGTGGAGCTACTACCGGAAGACCAGCTATAATTGCCAGCAATGTTTTATCATCGACTCCAGCAGTGCCTCTTTGTAATCTTGTGATCCCAAAATTATTAAGCGCTTCTTTTGGATGTGTTAATTTATCCCCTGTTTTATATCCAACAAATGTTCCAGAAGCCACCTGCGAATAAAAAATTACATCGGCTTGAGCTTGAGTGGTGCCAGCGGGAGCATTTAATTGAAAAGTTGCTCCGGAAGGTAACGTGTAATTAAAAATACTCATGATGTTTTAGTTATAGTAGTTCCTGCGGGGATAGTAGGCGCGCTTGGAGGAGCAGAATTAGTTCCGTCTCCTAAATTAACATTTACTTGGACACCTTGGTTATGATAAGGCCATGGTTCATGAGATGGAGCACGGGTTACAATACTGTCTACACCTGTAGCAGACACCGCCCAGCCACTGCTAGTATTAAATGCACTATCTGGCATGGTGTATTCCACTAGCCCGGTTGGAACTGATACAGTTGGGGCAAAGCCAGGATTTATTTCCACCGATGATCCTTGTAGTACCAACGAACCACTTCTGCCATTCCAAAATCCACCAATAGAATCAAGTCCTAGCTGTCCATTACTTTTAATGCCTATAGTAGTTTCGCTAAAAAATTTTAATGTATCTGCTGTAGCACAAGTAAAACTACCTGTGCTTTCTAACACAGTTGCAACATTACTCTTCATATTAATGTTGCCTCCAGCAAATACATTAAAATCTTTGTCGGCGTGTAAATTTATAGTACCTTCGGTACGCAAATTAATTGAATTAGTGGCATAAACATCCATTGTACCTTCTTGACCAAATTCCAACCAAACTTGACCGCTAGAATGTGATATGTAAAAAGAATTTCCGTCATCACTCATTGTAATTTGGTGACCTTTGGCGGTTCGAATACGTATTAGCGCATTATTTCCGCCTACATCTCCATCGTCCATAACAAATGAATGACCGCCTTTACGTCCCACAACATTAACTGCCTCTGGAGGAACTGAACCAGAAGCTACTTGCTGTTGGATAGTAGTATCTTTAAGTCCCCCTTGATATACTGGTCTACCGGGAGTGCTCATTCCAAAGGCAGTTGTTGGACTTTCTCTTTGACTGGATGATGATATTGGGCCTCGAATAGGATCATTAACGGTGCCCTGCTGAAATAAGGTAGAAGCCACATAGCTATGTACTGGTTTTTCTTGATTAAAAAATTGTGGGTTTTCAGTGATTGTGGTATTTGTTTCAGCATTATTAATTTCTGCTGTTGGTAACTGAGGACTTTTAGCAAAATACGTTGATTGATTTGCGTTTTGTGGTACTGCTTTGGAAGTTGCTCCTATCGCAGGGACCATATGATTAGCACCTTGTTGCGGTACAACCCCTATATAATAACCTTGATTGGGATCTCCTGCCACAAAAAAGCATAAAACTTCCACTCCAATATCTGGAGGATTAAAACTCATTCCATAACTTTGTTGATTGTTGTTGTTGCCATAAGTTCCAACACCTGTTGATGTACTTGTTTTAGGTGTAGCCCCACCAAAAGGCGGAATGTAACTTACTGTTCTCCATAATGTTTTATTTTTTTTATCACCGCCAGCAAATTGATTGATATAAACTTGCACTCTACCACTGCGTGTAGGATCAACATTATTCATTATTTCGCCAATAAAAGGCCCAAAATCTGTAGGCATTCCTCCACGGTCAAATTTATAATTTGATGCTCGGCCGGTTGATCTTTGTACATTAACTGACATATGATATATTTACCTTAGGCATCAGGAGCTGCCATAATTTGAACGCTTGTATCAACATTTGCGGTAACTCCATCTCCGGATAGTTGATTTTGCAAAAGAATTTCTGGCGGCGGGGACGGAGGTCCCGCCTGCTCTGTGTTAATGTCGCCATTAGATGTTGGTGGTTCAGCAGGAGCAGCTGGTTGAGAACTTTCATTATTGATGGGGGCAGCAGAATTATCAGCATTAGACGAATAAAGTGTTTGAGCCGCTACCGATAATGCAGCTATTGAAGAGTTTATTACTCCCCCTACCGCACTTATTCCTGAGTTTATTATGTTAGGAACTCGCGCTACCGAGTTCAAAAGTCCAGTCAATTGTCCTAGTTTATTGGAAATACTAGAAGCTCTTCCCGCGGCAGTATCAATTTGCTGGGAATTTAGATTTTGTAAAATACGTCCTTCCAAATCTTGCGTAAATTTACCTTTAATAAAATGATTTGTTACTTTAAATGCCGCGTAAGCCGCACTAGCCTGAGCTGGGGCAGATGATGTATTAATTCCCTTGGTGGCTTCTTGCCCGCCAATATCCATTAATCCTGTGCCACTGTAAGGTCCGCTTATACCATTGTTGTAATCACCAGCAGTATTAAAATTAATTGAAAAAACTATTTCTTGAATTTCTGTGTTTACTGATCCATCTGGATAAAATGGAGCATTTATGATTGCCCCGGCGCCAATTCCTTTCATTTCCCCTTGAACTAAAAATGCCGGATCACCTATAATTTCTAATTTAACTGTTGCTTGATCGCTTTGAGAATACAAAAAATCAGCGATTGTACTTGCTGGATTTCCAGCACCATTTTTTAATTGTTGATCGCTTTGACTTGACGCGGTGGTTGGAACATTTCTATTTGGCCCCATGGCTTTTCCAATATCAGAAGTGTTTGGTGTGCCATTGGTTACGGCGGATCCTGTTTTATTTTGATCGGTTTCAGTTGGTGCTTTGCTATCTAACACGTTGAAATATTGCGTATTGTATTTTTGCTCATAATTTAATATTTGAGTATTCAGTCCAGTAAACCAATAATCATAACGCTTATGTACTCCTCTAAATTTTGCACTTTTCGTATATTGACTTTGAGCTTCATTGATAGCATAATTCACAATGGTATAAGTTATACGGTAAGCAAAATCATTTCTTTTTTTATCTATTGTGTTACCAATACAAACAGCATTAGTAACAATTTTAAACCAAGATACTGGTTTTTTTTCGCTAGCCGAGTTGGGTGTAGATTTAGCAGCGGCATCAAGTTGATCGCCTGTTGATAATAATTGCTGAGTAATATAACCACTGTTTCGCATTGTTTGTTCAATAAATTGTACTATCTGTGTTCCTTGTGCCGGTGACAGATTTTTGCTTTTCATATTCACGCTGTTTGAATCTGGATTTATTTTGGATTGAGCAGATCCATTAGTTTGATTTGCAGTTGATGAATAGTCAGTTGCGCCGGGTGGCTGAAGCGAAGATGCTGCTATGGTTTGAGGTACAAATTGTATTTCATAAATGTTGGCAATTTCTACTGTTCCGGCCGCCACTAAACCTTGTTCGTAGGCATTTAACGCATCGCATAACCCCACATAACCATATTTTGTGTTGCCCTGAGGGGCGGATGCGGCTGTTGGAGGGGGCGTGGTAGGGTCGGCTTTATTAATGTCTAATCCACTAGCCGACCTAACTCCTGGTCCGGTGCTGTCGTCTCCTATGTGATTACCCAATGCATCATATATTGCTGCCATGCTATGTTCCTCCTGCGTTTGACCAGCCGCTCAAATCAGCGGCATTAACTGAACCATCAGCATTATAAGTTGCTGTTGTGGGTGTAGATTCAGTAAAAGCAGTGGTTTCAAATGTTGTTCGAACGGGTGCTGGAGAAGATGTAGATTTTCCTTCTCTACCATCTGTAGCGGAAGCTTTGGCAGCACTGCCTACTCCTTTTCCAGACCCTGTCAATACTTCTCCTACGGTTGTCCCAGTGAGTTCAAAATTAAACGGAATACTACCTGTGGCACTGGACTTGGCATAAACAAAATTTTGACAAGACCCTTCTATATGATATGATACCCCCTTGCTGGCTTGCTTAAAATCTAATTTAATAATTTGAAACGGGTAATATCTTGTAACTACTGCATTAGATACAGATGGCGTTATTCCAGGTATACCTTCATTTTGTTTAGGACTCGATATTAAATTGCCTTTAGCGTCCCACCCATAAAATTTTACTACCAAACAATACTGAGCATTACTAGCTGATGCTGCGTCTTGTTTATACAAATCATTAACAGCGTTCATGAGATTTGGCAATAATGTCAATCCGTATGGTTCTTGTACTGTGAAAGAAAGCACCGTAGCCCCCGCTTCTTTTACAAATGGAATTTGAATTTCTAAATCATCTAAATAATAATCGTATGTAAAATATTTGTTACGCCCTGTAGTAGACAGCGTACTAAGTCCTAATCTATTGGCAACTGTTTCCACCAAAGGATTAAGAGAAGCAGCGGCAGTTCCTGCTTGAAATATTCCCGTTTGCTCTAGGCCGGCACCACCGCTTTGAACTAAAAGAGACCATTGTGTTACATCAATTTTGATTGGTTCCGACACGGCTCTAGCTTGATCAGGAGTCAACAAATACCAACCAATATTATATGTATAACTGGCAAATTGATCTAATATATTGGGTTGTGGCGTAATTAACGATCCAGGTGCAGTAGCCGTGTTTAAAATGGAATTGGTACCCGATGTTGTATTAGCGCCATTAGAATTATCATCTGTTGCTGCCCCGGCACCTGGAGTAGATGGAGCAGTGGGCTCTGGTGGTCCGGCTTGATCGCTACCGGGCGTTCCTACAGCTGGTTGACTTGCTGATAAATTTTGATTTAACTGATCCTGTGTAAAAACTGGCGCATTATAAGGTACTGGCCCAGGTACGGTTTGCGAGGAAGTTGATTGGCTTTGCCCTAATGTAACGATTTGTTGCTGTTCGGCTGTTAGTGGCACAGATGCAGTTCCACCTGAAGCAGCATCGATAGCGGCAAGCTGGGCTTGTGTTGGAAGTGCCATATTAGAATCCTAACACAGATTTAAGTGTGGTAATTTTAGGCAGATAAATTTTTGTACCAGATTTAAAATCTAATGGCGGAGCGTTTAATGTATTAGGATTACGCTGATAAAACACCCACCATAAATTACTATTTTGATATAAATCATAAGCCAACAAATCTGGTCTGTATTGATACGTTAAATTTATCTGCCAGTGTTGGTCATCAACAAGTTTGGGTATTGGCCTATTAACCATTACATCCAAAAAGAATTGACTATATCGTGTCAAATAGTATGGACTTGTTTGATCGTAGTTTGCCATTACCAAAATCCTCCTCGGAGTAAATTGCCATTGGCAAATCCTTTGAGACTAAATTGTTGACTAATTTGTTGTCTAGAGTTCATAGGCAATAATGTGATTGACACAGACATTTTTGTTGGCACATATGTTGGAACCCCGGAAGCGTTGTTAGGAGTGTTTATGCTTCCAAAAGGAGTAATTGGCAGTGCTCCTGGAGTTGTAAATGCCGCTGCCAGTCTGGCATTACCACTTATTCCGCCTGCTGCCACTACGCTATTTAAAACGTTGCTTATTGTCGAGGCATTAAGTCCAACATTATTTGCCACCGAGGCTCGAATATAATCTACATCTTCTGGCAAGGTATATTGAAAACTGCTAATCACACAAGGGTGATTATTAAATTGATATTGTCCAAGCCCAGACATAAACACTAGCGGCGGAGGCACTCCGCGTTGAGCATCTTGACCATAAAACATTTTTGTAGCCGAACGGAAAAAATGTATTACCGCCAACAAATAATTTGCGTCATTGGTAGTTTGAGCCGTAAAATTTCCTACAATGTTAATATCACTAACATTACTATTTTGATAAAAATATCCTTTATAATTAGAATGCGTTAATTCGTATGGAGAATAGTTAGCTCTGTAAGTTAAATCAATTTTTGGAGTATATGGAAAAATTACTCCGTTTGTTGATCTTAATGGTTGTAGTATACCTGGGTTAGGATCATTATACAAATACGTGGCATTTTGTGCTAAACTTATTTTTAATCGCCAATCAGTACTACTTGCTGCCTGACTTTGTTGAGTGGCAATCGCTGGCTGTTGTTGAGCATCTGACGTACCTGCTATAATTTGTGCAGTCGCTGGTGATCCAGCCGTGGTATTTAAGGGTGCTTGTGTAACGTTTACTGTACCTTGTGTGGCCGCCATATCTTTCTTTTCCTATATTCATATTTATATCTTAAATAATGTAGTCATATTATGTTAAAAAGGTTGACAAATTTTAATTTCGTTGTATAATTACAACATATATAGGAGATTTAACCAGTGGCTACTGCCCCAATAACCCCCACACCAAAAAAAGTAATTTATCTCAATAACAGAGATATTCTAAAGCAAATACACTTATCCAAAAATACATATTGTACATTTAAAGACCCCGTAAACGACCATCAATATGATATTATTTTACCCACAGTAGAAAAAATTAATCAACGTACCGTAGCAGAAGCTCGTAGAAATCGAGCAGACCGTATTAAAAAAGAAACAGGAGTTGTCATTGATCCTAAAAAAATACCCAATACTGATTTAGTATTTCGTGTTACTTGTTGGGAACACATACCTATGGCTCCAAAAAAAATCCCCAAATCTGCTACTACTAAAAAGAAAAAAATTGAAGATATTTTTGAATTTGATATAGAAGTAGACCCGTTGCTTGATTTGCCAATAGAACCAGCATTGGATGATACCAAGCATGTAAGACTTCCATTTCCCCCATTTTATCATTATAGAATAGATGATAAAAAACAACCATTTATTGTGGGTAAAAGTCACTGGATCGGTGATTTGGATCGAGGCGAGTTTAACAAAGATCATGGCTCTATGACTCGTATACTAGCCAATATGTTTATGAAATTATGTGATCGATATGCTACTCGTAGTAACTGGCGTGGCTATACTTACAACGAAGAAATGCGTGGAGCGGCCCTGGTACAATTATCACAAATTGGTTTACGATTTGACGAATCAAAATCACAAAATCCATTTGCTTATTATACTGCGGCAATTACCAATTCATTTACACATGTTCTTAATTCTGAAAAGAAAAATCAAAACATTCGTGATGACATGTTAGAAATGAACGGGTTGAATCCTTCTTGGACAAGACAAAACGCTGGCAAAAAAAATCACAACGCTGGTAGTATTGTTACCAATATTGACATTGCCGAATATAATAACGAAGATTAACCAGTTTAGTTGTATAAATTTAGAGCTAATAATATCAAAAATGGATTACTTGGTGCCGCAAAAGTCAGTGTTGCCATATTAGTTGAACACCCAGATGGTAATATGCTACAATACAAAAGTAAAAGCGAATTCGCTCGAATTACGGGGCAAGTACCTAAAACTGTAATCGAGAAAACTATAAAAGGAAAATCGCACAATGGCTACAAAGCCTGGGAACAAAAAAAAATAGATGAGTAATTTATTTAAAAAGGTAGCAGTATGTACGGATCTACACTGGGGTTTGAAATCCAATAGTCTAGTACATAATCGAGATTGTGAAACATTTATTGATTGGTTTATTGCCAAAGCCAAAGAAGAAGGTTGCGAAACTGGAATGTTTCTCGGTGATTGGCATAATCACCGTGCTTCAATCAATTTACAAACACTACAATTTAGCGTTCAAGCAATAGAAAAATTATCAAAAGCATTTGATACTTTTTATTTTATTCCTGGCAACCACGATTTATATTATCGTGATAAACGAGATATACATGGAGCAGAATGGGCAAAACATATTCCCAATATTATAATTGTCAATGATTGGTTTAAACAAGATGATGTTATAATTGCTCCGTGGCTAGTAGGTGATGACCATAAAAAATTAAGTAAAATGAATTCTAAGTATATGTTTGGTCATTTTGAATTGCCACATTTTAAAATGAATGCTATGGTAGAAATGCCAGACCACGGTGAAATACAAGTTGATAATTTTCAAGGAGTAGAAAGCGTGTTTAGTGGTCATTTCCACTTACGCCAAACTCGAAAAAATGTTACATATATTGGAAATTGTTTTCCGCACAACTTTGCCGATGCTGGCGATAGTGATCGTGGCATGATGGTTTTAGATTGGGGCAAAGATCCTGTATATCATGCTTGGCCTGGACAACCTTTATATCGTGTTATGAAATTAAGTGAAGCAATAGATAATGGCGCCAATATATTTGTACCCAACATGCATGTTCGTGTAGAGTTAGATATTGATATTAGTTACGAAGAAGCTAATTTTATTAAAGAAACATTTATTAAAGATTATAATTTACGAGAAATGGCGCTGATCCCATCTAAACGTACTGATATAAACTTAGATCTTGCTCCGGGGGAAGTAAAATTTGAAAGTGTTGATCAAATTGTTACTGATCAAATTACAAATATAGAATCAGAATTTTATGATCCTAAATTGTTGTTAAAAATATATCAAAATCTATGATTCAAATAAAAAATTTAACTGTAAAGAACTTTATGAGTGTGGGCAATGCCACCCAAGGCATTGATTTTGACAGAAAAGATTTAACTTTAGTGCTGGGTGAAAATTTAGATCTCGGTGGGGATGGTAGTAGAAATGGTACAGGAAAAACTACAATTATCAACGCATTAAGTTATGCTATGTATGGCGTTGCTCTCAGCAATATTAAACGTGACAACCTTATAAACAAAACTAATGGTAAAAATATGTTGGTATCATTAGATTTTAGTATAGGCGGTCAAGATTATAAAATTGAACGCGGACGTAAACCTAATTTGCTAAAGTTTTATGTAAACGATAAAGAAACTGAAGCAGATGATAATGCTCAAGGTGACAGTCGTGAAACACAAGATGAAATTGAGCATTTATTAGGTATGAGCCATGATATGTTTAAGCATATTATGGCGTTAAACACTTATACAGAACCTTTTTTATCACTAAATGCTAACAGTCAACGTACTATTATTGAGCAACTGTTGGGCATTACTATGTTATCCGAACGTGCTGAGCGAATAAAAGAGCTAAATCGCACTACCAAAGATGATATACAAAAAGAGGAATTTCGTATTCGCGCTGTACAAGATGCTAACAAACGTATTGAAGAACAAATTGAAGCATTAAAACGTAGACAAGGAATGTGGGTCATTAAAAATGAAGAAGAGAAAACTAAAATTACGACCGCGCTGGAGACACTACAAGAGATCGACATTAATGCGGAAATCGAGGCTCACAAAGCGCACAGCTTGTGGGATCAGAAACGTAAAGATATCAACGATTTTGCGTCTGCGATCAGCAGGGGAAAACTGGATCAAGCCCGTGAGGCTAAGTCGGTGGCTAAATTGGAAAAGGAAATTGAAACTCTCGAATCACATACCTGCCATACGTGCGGTCAAGCCTTTCACGACGAGAAGCACGAACAGGTCATGGAGATCAAGAAGAGTGAACTGGCAACGTCTAGAGCGAGTTGCCAAGAATATGCTATTGGACTGGCAAGTTTACAGACTGCCCACGACGCCTTGGGCGTGTTAGGTAAACCTCCCAAAATGTTTTATGACAAAGAAGAACAAGCTATTCAGCATCGTGCTAATTTAGCTAATTTACAAAAGCAGTTAGAAGAAAAAATAGCCGAAGTAGATCCATATGCTGAACAAATTAGTGAAATGCAAACACAAGCAGTCCAAGAAGTTACCTATGACACATTAAATGAGTTAACAAAACTTCAAGATCATCAAGAGTTTTTATTAAAATTGCTTACAAATAAAGATTCATTTATTCGCAAAAAAATTATTGAACAAAATTTATCCTATTTAAATGTTAGATTAACACATTATTTGGATCGTATTGGGTTGCCGCATACTGTAGTATTCCAAAATGATTTAACTGTTAGTATTGAAGAACTAGGACGTGAACTTGATTTTGATAATTTAAGTCGAGGTGAGCGCAATAGATTAATTTTAAGCATGGCATGGGCATTCCGCGATGTGTTTGAATCACTATACACTCCAATTAATGTGTTATTCATTGATGAAATGATTGACAATGGGCTAGACACACAAGGAGTAGAGTCAGCATTGGCTTTGTTAAAACAAATGTCACGTGAACGACATAAGAGTATTTGGTTGGTAAGCCACAGAGATGAACTTGCTGGTCGTGTAGAAAACATTTTGAAAGTAGTTAAAGATAATGGATTTACCAGTTACAATACGGATATTGAAATAGCATGACAAAATTTGCAGTTCAGGATATTATGACGCTAATTACTAGTCCATGTCATGGATTTTTGAAAACAACCAAATTGAATCATTACCAGAAGAGTGTATCGGTTTCGTGTATTGTATAACGAATAGCTTAACCGGTAGGAAATATATTGGCAAAAAATTAGCAAAATTTAGTAAAACAACATATCGAATAGTAAAACAAAAAAACGGCACCAAAAAGAAAAAGAGAATTCGTAGTAAAATTGAATCAGATTGGCAGCAATATTACGGCAGCAACATAGAATTAAATCAAGACATCGAACGCTTAGGCGCAGGCAACTTTACTCGCGAAATACTATACTATTGTAGGTCCAAGGCTGAATGTAGTTACGTTGAAGCTCGCGAACAATTTCAAAGACGTGTATTAGAATCTGACGACTACTACAATGGACATATACAAGTCCGTGTACATGGCAGTCATATTAAAAAATTAAACGACACAGTTTGATCGAGGTAGCTCGATCCCCATCGAGGAACGGTGAAATACCCGGTCTGGAAAACTTTGGGCGTCAAAGGCAACTGCTAACTTAAGGCATCAAATGGTTTGGGCTCTGTGAAAAAGATACACCCCATGCTTATAGGACTTGGATTTATTATAGGGTTACTAGGGTTCCGTTGATATGTGAAGCTAGAGTAGGGGGTACCGGTCAACCGCCTCCGTCGTATGTATATACGAATCTCTTTATAATAAAGACTGTGCAACTCGGATGAGAAATGGTCAATTCATCGTTTATACGGTGAATTGTGACTGCTTAATCTGGATGAGGAATTTCTAAAGCAAAAACAAAAAATAAGATCGAGTGTAAACGAGATCTTAGATTAGCGTAGCTAATCTTTTAAGTAAGAAATAAAATAAATCAAATTAAAAATCGTTTAGAGCTTTAAGGAAACAAATGACTAAAAAGCAGTTATGTATTTTTAATTAATGCGTATTTGGCTTTTCTAAAAAAATGGGAGGCCTGATTTTTTTGTGGTCTCCATATTCTCAGATATAATTTCACTGATGAGTTTACGTTCTGCTACACTGAGTTGCAAAGCAGTTTCATAACTAAGTCCGCCTCGCATATACCAAACCATTTTTAACGCCTCCATTCTAATACCATTAATTTCATTATCTAAGCCATCAACATATTCGCCGATGCCTTCAGAGTCCATGGTTAAGAGGCGGGCTCGAAAAAACTTGTCATGTCCAATGTAATAGATTGTTTGTATTCATTTTGACATTCTGTACATTTAACGTCAACTGGTTGCATTTCTGCTTGTGATTTTCTTTCAATAACGTAGTCTTGAATACGACTAAACAATCCTCTATCGCAATTTTTTATAAATTCAGTAATATATTCGTGTTCTGATACCATGGCAGATGGTGTTCGAATCATTGCGATGCTTTGCGATAACGCTGACACGGTCATTTCTGTCATTTTCTTCAACGCATTAGACATAGCTGAAATTTGTTTTACATTATCGTCTATGTTTTCGTTAGTTGTGGCATTGGAACTTATATTTTGAAATATACGTTGCTCTTCATACTGTATTTTGTTATTTTCAGATAAATTCTTATAAGTCATAGGTTTAAAATAAATTTCAATATCACCATGCTTGATTGGTTGAGAATAGTCTGGTGTTTTAATTTTATCTAATATTGTTCTTAAATCCAACCCATATTCAGCTGAGTGAGTGCATTTTGGGCAAGATGTACCAAAATTCATTTCGTGACCATAGCTGGCAATTCTAATACCAACTAGTATAGTATCAATATCCATAGCTGGAATAGCCCAAGCATCTTTGATAGCAGGAACACAACTTTGAATTACATTAATCACCGCTTGTCCGCTAAACAGCGCATCTGGTGTACGATATGTAATTTCATCAATAGCTGTCATTGGTAGTACCGGTATATCTCCCGTTTGCGGCATTTCAATTGAGCCTGGCGGGTAATAATTACCTTGACTGGGCAGTTTGATATAAATTGCTGGTTGTCTAAAATATTGGCTTAAAGGGTTTGCATTCATAGGTTTTTCCTTGTATAAATATTAATTATGGCAGATAAGATGACCCCGGAAGATTTAAATAACCTAACGAATTCTGCGAATAATGTTTCAGAGTCGCTTGATGACTATAACAAAGCCCTACAATCCAGCGGACAAGCTCTGAAAACCAGTGGAATTGATCTTGGTTCTGCGTTACTTAGAGGTGCCTCAGGGGCATCTGTTTACAACGATGTCATACAAAAATCCACAGATCTTGGCAAAGCAGCTACCGCAGGGCATGGTAAATTAGCCAAGGGTCTAGCCGAAGGGGCCGACGTAGCAGGCAAGTATGCGCAAGCATCACTTAAACAAGCTGACGCTTTATTTGATAATTTTCAAAAAATAAGTCGTTCTGGTGTTGCTGTAGGCATGAAGGACACCTTTAAAAACTTGCAAGACGCTGGTTATACCATGGCGGAAATTGGCAAGTACGGTTCGCTAATGCAGGAAAATTCTTCAGTACTGGCTAGATTGGGCGGAACAACGGCCGACGGTGCCGCGCAGTTTGCCAAAGCAGCAAAAAACATTCATGAGTCAGGTTTAGAAGGACAGTTTCTTCGTATGGGTATGACTGTTGATGACATCAACGGTGGTATGGCAAATTATATAAAGCAACAACAACTTGCTGGGTCAACATTACAACGAGATGATAATCAAATTGCTCAAAGTGCTGCTGAATTTATTATGGAGCAAGATAAGTTAACTAAACTTACTGGCATGAGTGCCGATGAGCAAAACAAAGTTTACGAAGCTGCTATGGCTACCGAACAATATGCATCGCATGCTTATGAGCTACAGAAAAAAATAGATGCTGGCGGCGCAGAGGGCGAAGCGGCTAAAGCACGACTGCAATATGAAAAAGAAATGATGGTTTATGCAAGAAATATAGGTCCTGAAAAAGCTAAACAAGTTCAAATGGTGCTTGCCGGAGATGTGACTAGCAAAGCATATCAAGCAGCGAAAAGAAACAGTGCAGGGATGGCGGCTCAACTTGAATCTGGTAACAATGATTTAGCAGCTACTATAAATGCTTCAGTTCGAGATTCCACAGCTACATCTGCGAAAGGTATGAAACTTGCGCAAGCTGGTGTTTTCAATGAAAGGATGGGTGGTTCCTACAGCGAACATGTAAAAGAAGCCTCAATGGCCGGAAAAGATCAAAAGCAAATATTACAAGATATCAATGTTCAACTACAAAATCAAGGAAAAGGTACCGACGCGGCAACGGCTGCCGAAGCTAAAATTCGACAAGATCAACGTGATGTGGTTAAAACTTTTGATTTGGCACTTAATAAAGGGGTTGAACCACTAACAGCAGGAATGTCTGGGCTAGCAGGGTTGACTGAACAACTAGCAGGTGTGTTAGGAAAGTTGGCTGGTAAAGAAGGAAGAGTTGGAGGCGGTAGTACATTGCTAGAAAAATTTGGATTTAAATCGTCGGCTGCCGGTGGAGCAGCTGGTGGCACAGTTCCAGCAGGCAGCGGCCCACCGAGTGGAGCAAAGGCTGGCGAAAATATTGATGATGTAATTAAATTTTCTGGCGGCACAGGCGACAAAAGTCATTTTATGCAATTAAATTCTTCTGTGCTACAAAATTTTGTGGCCATGGCGTCAGATTATTTTGGTGCTACTGGTGATAAATTGCAAGTTAATAGCGCATTTAGATCAGCAGATGAACAAGCTGCCGTAAATTCAGGCGGAAATCCCAAAGCTGCTCCTGGTAAAAGTTTACATAATATAGGTAAAGCAATTGATATTAATGCTAGCCAAGTTAGTGCGTTGCAATCAAAAGGATTATTGAGTCAGCATGGATTTAGTCCATTGAATGGTGATCCTCCGCATATTCAAATGCCCTCGGCTGCTACAGGTGGCATATTAACTGGACCAAGTACTGGATTCCAAGCCATGCTACACGGTACCGAAGCAGTAGTTCCTACAACTAGTGATAAGTCTATTCCAGTACAAGATACAAATACTGGTAGCAGTGGATCAAAATATACAACACAATTATTAACAATGGAATTGGAGAGATTAGATTCAATATTAAAAATAATGTCTAGACAAAATGCTGTTTCAGATAGAATTTTGCAACTTCAACATTAATATAAATTATGGCTAATTATAGTTCCGAAGAATACCAACAAATAATAGATGAATATAATCAAGCAATAGCGGCTCATCGCCCAATTTCTGATGATTTGTCTCAACGCATAAAAGCTGCTCAGCGCAGTATTACTCAATACGCTGGTGATACAGGTGCTGGCAATAAAACATTAAAAGATTCTGCTGTAAAATTGGGATCAGACTTAATGGCAGGCAAGGAAGGACTCAGTGCGTATAATGAGGTAACTGCTAAAGGACTAACTGATTTAGGAAATTATTTAGAAACAACTGGAAAATTTGGTAAAGGAGCCAAAGCAGCCGCTGATGCAGCGGCTTTTGCAATACCATTAATTAATCAGCAAGCAGATGGATTATTTGATGCTTTTAGAGATATAAGTCGTTCAGGTTTGGCAGTTGGAATGGATGACACATTTAAAAATCTTCAAAAATCTGGATACACAGTGGCACAAATTTCCGAATACGGAAATTTATTAAAACAAAATGCTGAAACTTTGGCAAGATTTGGTGGCACGGCAGCAGATGGAGCAAAAAACTTTGCTGATGTGTCAAACGCAATTACAAATTCTGAATTAGAAACTGAATTTATGAACATGGGATTGACCCAAACGGATATAAATTCTGGTATAGTAAATTATATAAAAAGACAGCAACTAAGCGGATCATCGAGAACGCAATCCTTACAGGAATTGAAAGAAAGTGCCAGTGCTTTTATTGATGAACAAGATAGATTAACTAGATTAACTGGCATGAATTCCAAAAAACAAAATGAATTGATGGAACACGAGTTAGCACAACAAGAATATTCGGCTCATGTATACGAATTAAAACAAAGAATAAACAAAGGCGGTGCCGACGGACAAGCTGCCAAAGAACAATTAGATAAAGAACAGGCTGCTTTTGTAAATGCGTCTGCAAATGGAAACCAAAAGATAGCAGATGGGTTGGCATTGGCATTTTCTGGTAGTGTTAGTGATCAAGCTCAGGCTTATAAAAGAGCTTTTAGTACAACTATAAAAACAGTAAAAGATCCCACAAAGAAAATCGCAGATGTTTTTGCAGCTCAAGGTCAAGACTCTAGAGAAACAATGGATAAAATTTCAACTACCATGGGAAAATATGGTGGTAAAGCAGGGGAAACTTTTGGTGATATTCCGGGAATGGTAAAATTGGCAAGTACCAATAAACAAGATGCTCAAGAAAATTATGAAAAGGCAACCAAACAACAAAACGACGCAAAAGCAGGAGGCGATGAAGGAGTAAAAAATCAAGTAAAAATTAGAGAAAATCAAAGAGATACAACTCAAACATTGGATTTATTACTTAATCAAGGCATTGTTCCTGTTGCCACAGGATTTGCAAATTTATCTGATGCCGCTCAACAATTAGTCAGTATGTCAAATCCAGTACTTGGTAAAGGAGGTCAAGTTGGCGGTGGTACCTCCTTGCCAGCAAAAATAGGACAAGCGTTAGGATTTGGTGGAGGCACCGCCGGAGCGGCAGGTAGTGCTGGTGGAGCCACGAGATCTTTGGGCGGAGGTCCAGGCGGCAGTCCAGGCGGGGGGTCTAGCGTAGGCAACTTTTTTAATAACTTAATGAGTGGGGGCGGTGCGGCTGCCGGAGCGAGTGCAGCATCTCCTGGTATACTTGAAAAGATATTGGCAACGATTCGGCAAAGAGAATCTGGTGGAAATTATCAAATCAAAGCTAAAGGATCTTCAGCATCTGGCGCATATCAATTTATTGATAGTACTTGGCAATCACTTGTAAAAAAATATAATGTAGGAAAAGAATTTCTTAGTGCTAACTTAGCACCACCTGAAATTCAAGATCAGGTAGCTCGAAAATATGTAGAAGAAATACTGGCAAAAAATAATGGAGACCTAACTGCTGTACCAAAAACATGGTATACTGGAAACGCTCAAGGTAAAATGTCTGCTAGTGCGTTGGCTGCTAATAAAGGAATGACAGCCGATACGTATGCTCAAAAATGGCTAGGAGATCTTAATAAAAACGGGGGCACCACTGTGGCAGGTAATGCTCCAGAAATTGGTAAAAAATTAAGTGGACCATCAAGTGGATATAATTCAACATTGGCCAATACTAAACCAGTGGTTCCGTTGCCTGATGGAAATAAAATACCAGTGCAATATGCTAAAAATGAGCAACCTGATGAAAATGATAATTTAATGAGCATGAAAATAGCAAAATTAGATTTATTAATCAGCAGTTTACAAAAACAAGTGGGCACATCAGAAAAGATATTACAGCAGCAAGCATAATAGGCTAAATAATAAACTATGGCAACTACAGACGGACGTAATGGTCGCAATGGCGGCTGGCGCAAATATTTTAAAGTCGCTGATGTAAATCAGCTAGGACAACTAAGTCCAATTTCTGGCAAAAATAACTTTGGTTTACCGGGTTATAATCGCACAGGTGCTGATCAAGAAGGCAGCAATCGTAATGAATTTGCTTTCCGTAACTATGCATCACGCTTGCCAGAAGTATATTCTGGTCACCCAAACAGATTAGAACGTTATAATCAATATGAAAATATGGATTGTGACAGTGAAGTTAATGCTTGTTTAGATATTATTGCTGAATTTAGCACACAAGCTAATACAGATAATGAAACTCCCTTTGATGTTCATTTTAAAGATAAACCTACTGATCACGAAGTAGAAATTATTACAAAACAATTAAAACAATGGACTAAACTTAATAAATTAGATCAACGCATATTCAAATTATTCCGTAATACTATTAAGTACGGTGATCAAGTGTTTGTTCGTGATCCGGAAACATTTGAAATGTACTGGGTTGACATGATTAAAGTTGCACGTATTATTGTTAACGAATCAGAAGGCAAACGTCCCGAACAATATGTTATTCGAGACATCAATCCCAACTTTCAAAACATGAGTATGGCAGCAAAAACAACATCAGATTACTATGTAAGTCGTTCAACTGGTTCAGTTACCACTGGCAATAACTATAATGCTCCTAATGGGGGAGCTGGTGGCGGAGCTGGTGGTGGTTCTGGCAATAGTCGTTTTACACAAGCCATGAATGAATCATGTATTGACGCTAAACATGTTGTGCATTTGAGTTTAAATGAAGGATTAGATTACTTTTGGCCGTTTGGACAAAGTATTCTTGAAAATATTTTTAAAGTTTACAAACAAAAAGAGCTATTAGAAGATTCAATACTTATTTATCGTGTTCAACGGGCGCCTGAACGTCGAGTATTCAGTATTGATGTGGGTAATATGCCAAGTCATATGGCTATGCAATTTGTTGAGCGTGTTAAAAATGAAATGCATCAGCGCAGAATCCCTACTACAACGGGCGGTGGTAACAACATGATGGACGCCAGTTATAACCCACTGGCTGTAAATGAAGATTATTTCTTTCCAAAAACAAGAGATGGTGCCGGTAGTAGTGTTAGTATCCTAGAAGGCGGCAAAAATTTAGGTGAAATTGACGATTTAAAATATTTTAACAATAAAATGGCACGTGGTTTGCGTGTGCCAAGTAGTTATTTGCCAACTGGTCCTGATGATAGTGGCGCTACAACTAATGATGGACGTGTAGGAACAGCATTAATACAAGAATTCCGCTTTAACAAGTACTGTGAACGCCTACAAAAGCTGATTATGCAGAAGTTAAATGAAGAATTTAAACTGTTTTTACATTGGAGAGGCTTTAATATTGACAGTAGTTTGTTTGATGTTAGCTTAACAGAACCACAAAACTTTGCAAGTTATCGTCAATCTGAGCTTGATACTGCTCGCGTTGCTACATTTACAGCTATTGAACCACTTAACTACCTCAGTAAACGCTTTATGCTAGAGCGTTATTTGGGCCTAAGCAAAGAAGAAATTCTTGAGAATGAAACATTATGGAAAGAAGAACGTGATCTTGCTGACCTAGTTACTAGTACCGGACAAGATTTACGTTCTGTAGGCATAAATCCCGCAGGTATTGAAGCAGATTTATCTACAGGTGCTGAAATGACCGATACTAATTTAGGGCAAGCTGAAACTGATACTGGTGCTGGACCTGCGGCAGTACCTAATCCTGCTCCCGGTGCTGGCGGCGCTGGTTCCCCAGCCGGTCAAACAGCTGGCGCTTGATTTAATTCAATTGAATAAATAATATTACTATGATTCTTAACGAACTTTACGACCGCAGCCCTAGTGCATACCAGGATTTATCACAAGATAATACACAACCAGAAATGGGCCAACTGAGAAAATCTCGTCTTACATTAAAACAATTAAACAAATTGCGTAAAATGAATGAACTTCGTGAAATAGAATTTCAAAATAAATTAAAATTTTTAAGTATGCAATACTCCCCGCCCATGCAGCCGGCAGCGTAATAAAACCCGCATAAAATAACCATTTTTTAGTCATTATATACTAGTTTTTAACTATAACAGTTAAATACTTTCACGAGCCATCTAAAGGAGAAATAAATGACATCGAAATTTGAACAGTTAATTGAATATGTAATTAACGATGAAGAAGCGAAAGCTAAAGAATTATTCCACGACATCGTAGTAGAAAAAAGTCGTGAGATTTATGAAAACCTTATGAGTGAAGAAGATGAGGTAGAAGAAGGTTTGATCGGCGGAGCACTAGGTGGTTATGGTGCTTATAAAGCTAATCGCGCAATGGGCGGCGGCGTTCTCGGCAGTCTTGGCGCAGGTTTAGGCGGAGCCATTATGGGCAGTAACGCACAAAACGAATTAGAAAAGCATTCAGGTAGTGATGAGCATGATGGATCAAGTGCTCCTGCTAATCCTAATGAAGCTAAAATAAAAGATTTACTTGACCAAGCTATGAAATTATCACAAGCAGGTGGTGCTAGTACTCCGCAAAGTGAAATGTTGAAAAAAGTTATGGCTGCGTTGCAAGCCAAGCAAGGCGGTGCTGGATTAAGTGAAGGCATGGATGACACTTCCGGTAACGCTTCCGAAGATTTAATGAGTGAAGTTGAAACTGATGAATCTGGTATGTATGAAGAATCAGATGCTGAGTTTGATGACGAAGCTGAAGAAGACGGCAAAGATATGACACATGATATGGAACATGATCATGATGAAGAAGGTTTAGAAGATCGCGTAGTTGATCTCGAAGACAAACTTGACGAATTAATGGCTGAATTTGAGCAACTTATGGGTGACGAAGATCACGAAGGCGGCGAAGATGAATTTGATATGGAACCAAATGATGATGAAGTAGGCGGCGATGCTTATGCTGACGACGACACAAGTGAATTCCATGACGAGCCAATGCGTGAAAACATTAGTTTGCCAGCTGCTCCTAAGCCAGTTACAACAGAGCCAGCCGGAACAAACACACGTTCAACGACAGCTTTTAACTCTGGTAAAGCCGGAATGCAAGGTGCTCCAGTACGCAATGTAGCATCTGAAGCTAATCCAGATGGCACATCCGCTTACAAAGCTCCAACAAGTTATGCTGACAAAGGTCGTGGCGATCTTCCAGGCGCAAACAAGTTTAAAAACGTCCCAGCAAAAGACGGTAGCAAGCAAGAACCAGCAACTAAGCCACATTTGGCCCAAGCAACTGGTGTTAACACACGCACACCTTTCCCAAAAGGTTAATCCATAGATATGGCTCGCAACACTTATCTTAAGGAACATCTAAGCTTCACTCAGGCGGGCATTGAATTGCTCACTGAGGAAGCTGCCGATGGATCCGGCAAAACTCTTTACATGAAGGGTATTTGTATTGAGGGCGGAGTTCGCAATGCAAATGAACGTATCTATCCAGTACATGAAATTTCTAAAGCAGTAGATACTATCAATGAGCAAATTAAAACTGGACATTCAGTTTTGGGAGAAGTGGACCATCCGGATGATTTAAAAATTAATTTAGATCGCGTAAGTCACATGATTTGCAACATGTGGATGGAAGGTCCTTGTGGTTACGGAAAATTAAAAGTATTACCAACACCAATGGGAACATTAGTAAAAACAATGTTGGACAGTGGTGTTAAATTAGGTGTTAGTAGTCGTGGATCAGGAAATGTAAACGACCATAACGGACATGTCAGTGACTTTGAAATTGTCACTGTGGATGTGGTTGCCCAGCCTTCTGCGCCCAATGCGTATCCAACAGCTATCTATGAAGGCCTCATTAACATGAAGCACGGTCATAGAATCTTTGAGATGGCAAAAGAAGCAGGACAGGACAACAAAGTACAGAGATATTTGAAAAACGAAGTATTAAAGTTGATTAAAGATCTTAAGATTGAAGGAAAATAAAATGCTAGACGCACTAAAACCGTTACTAGATAGTGAGCTTGTTACTGAAGAAGCACGTTCAGAAATCAATGAAGCTTGGGAAGCCAAGTTAGTTGAAGCTAAAGAACAAGCACGTGCAGAACTCCGCGAAGAGTTTGCACAACGCTATGAGCATGACAAACAAGTGATGGTGGAAGCCCTAGATCGTATGGTAACAGAAAGTCTCATCGCAGAAGTTGAGCAAGTAAAAGCTGAAAAGTTGGCACTTGCAGAAGACCGTGTCAAGTTTCAAGGCAAAATGAAAGAATCCGGAGTAAAGTTTAATAACTTTATGGTTTCTAAATTGGCTGAAGAAATTGGCGAGTTGCGCCGAGACCGTAAAACACATAACGAAGGTCTCCAGAAATTGGAAGGCTTTATCGTTCATGCGTTGGCTCGTGAAATCCAAGAATTTGCCCAAGACAAACGTGATGTAGTTGAAACAAAAGTTCGCTTAGTTTCCAATGCACGTCAACAGTTAGAAGGCTTAAAAGCACGTTTCGTAAAAGAATCTGCTAACAAGATGACACATGCTGTTTCCAAGCATCTCAAGGCTGAACTCGGCCAGTTAAAAGAAGACATCCAAGTTGCTCGCGAGAACAATTTTGGTCGTCGTATTTTTGAAGCATACTCAGCAGAATTTGGAGCTACTCATTTAAATGAAAAAGCCGAAGTTCGTAAATTGCATGATGTTATTGCTGCCAAAGATGCCAAACTGTCAGAAGCCATCAAATTCGCCAAGAAAGCAACTGTTCTTGTCGAATCCAAAGAACGTGAATTACGTATTACTAAAGAATCCAATGAGCGTAGTAAGCTAATGGATGAACTACTTTCTCCTCTAAACGAAGAGAAAGCGGAAGTAATGCGCAATTTGCTTGAAAGCGTACAAACTCCACGTTTGAAAAACGCTTTTGAAAAGTATCTACCAGCTGTATTAGAGAATCGTTCGGTAAAAGCTCGTCCAGTAATTACTGAAACATTAACTGAAGCAACTGGTGATAAATCTGTCCGCCAAGAGCAAGATGACGAAGCTGAAGAAAACAGCAACGTTATTGACTTAAAGCGTTTGGCAGGGCTGTAAAAAAGAAAATAGGGAGACTTAAATGTCACAACAATTATTAGAAAGCCGCTGGGGCGAAACTAAAGATGCATTGCTAGAAGGCCTACAAGGCTCAAAGCGTTCATCCATGAGTGTAATCCTAGAAAACACCCGTAAGTACTTGAAAGAGAATGCTACATCGGGTTCCACAGCATCAGGAAACATTGCTACACTTAACCGTGTAATTCTGCCAGTGATTCGACGTGTAATGCCAACAGTTATCGCTAACGAGTTGGTAGGTGTACAACCAATGACAGGACCTGTAAGCCAGATCCATACATTGCGTGTACGTTATGCACAGTCACTCCAGGACAATAGTCTTGCTGCAACTTCTGTATCAGCTGGTCAAGAAGCCCTAAGCCCATTTACCATTGCTACAGCATACTCCACATTGCCATTTGATCAAAGTCAAGCTAACGGTTATACCGGTAACAACACAGCGACAATGGAAGGTACTGGCGGTAAGCAAATTTCCATCCAGATCTTGAAACAAGCTGTTGAAGCTAAGACACGCAAGTTACAAGCTCGTTGGACATTTGAATCTGCTCAAGACGCACAAGCTATGCATGGTATCGACGTAGAAGCTGAAATCATGGCTGCTCTCGCACAAGAGATCACAGCTGAGATCGATCAAGAAATTCTTTTAAGTCTTTCTTCTTTGGCTGC